TAATTTTGCGGGGGTTGTTGCAAAGGGTGTATTTCTAAGGTGTACAATATTTAAATATTATATAAATGTATGCAGACACGTAGTATATAATGCATTACTTAATACGTCTAAAACTCTCTAATTCGTGCGATATTGTACAAAGTCGGTACTATTACAGACTATGTACGTGCGTGCGTGCATATATATAAATAAATAATCTACGAACGTGCACAAATGCGACGTTGTGTAATCTGAGCGTAGCACCTACCTACGTGCGTGCACATAATATAATATATATATAAAAAATAAAAAAAATTCATAAAGAGATCTCCTTTCTGTAATCTGATTAAATTCTGTAATATTATTAATTTGTGTAAGTGGGGCAGTTTATACACTTGCCCCGAGGTGTTGCGGTGTCCTAGTTTTTAGGCGAAGCTAATTTGATTAGGGTCACTAGTCTCAGGTGTTAGAACTTTACCATAATCTAGTAATCCATCAACAACCAAACTATTATTATTAAAGTTAGCTGTTGTTAGCTTGTCAGCATGCCATAAGACATTCGTACCAGCATTTAATAAACCCCAAGCTGAATAATCTTTATCAGCTAAGTATTTATCATACATTTGTCCGAATTGCTGGGTAGGTAGTTTACTAATATAGTTTTCTCTAATATTAGCAATATCCTGTGTTTCTATTGGTTTCTGTAATTTACCACATGCTTCAGCAAATGAACGAAGCCTACCACCTGATTGATTTCTAAGAACTTGTGTTGCTCTTGAAATCTCATTGTCCCAGTTTACATTGTTCATTGTATGCCAAAACGTATGTCCAAAACCAAATGCTTTTGATAGCATACCATTTTCACACACTAGCCTTTGAAAGTAAACATTGACACCAGCCTTAATACTAGAGTCGTAGCTGTTTTGTATTTCAAATACTAGTCCAAGTAAATCACCAACTTTAGGAACTTGAACCTCCAGCCCAGCATCTTTAGCTACATAGATTTCTCTAAATTGCTTACCATTAAAAAATACCTTATCAGGTTGAAAATCAATTCCTGATTCAGACATTATATTTTGCCCTATTTCAGATATTTGTTTGTTTTCAACTAGCAAGTAGTTTTCCTTAACAATACCTACCTCTTTTTCAGACTCGCCTAACGTTACAGCGAAAGCACCTGATTGTTTACCACTAGGTAAGAATGTAGGTTGCTTATGTATCTCTACAAAAGGGTCTAGCTTACCACCTAAGTTATTAATAACAGGTTGTGTATGTTCTTCTATATTATCAGCTAGTACTAGGTCTGTAACATCATTTAAGTTAGGTACTATATTGTCTATTACGTTATTCATTTTATTGTCCTTGAATTAAAGGCGTTTTTAAAAGTGGGGCTAGTTCTGTTTCCAAGTCTAGCCCCAAACTCAGAATCTTACTCAGCTACATCTTTTTCGTAGATGTCATACTTTGTTGATAAAGTATTCCATATAACCATAAGAGCAGTAGCAAAATAAATTGCACTATCTTTTGATTCACGCTCTAAAATAGATTGAGCATATTCGAATGCTTCTTCTATATTATCACGACTACCAAATAAAGTAGCTTCATCAAGATTAACTTTGCGTTTATCTTTCAAAAACAACCTCCTTGTTTTTTAATTAGGTTGGACACCATGTCCATAAATTAATGCCCCTGTTTTCTCAGCTACTCAGGGCACTATCAAATTGTCAAAAAAACTTATACTATATATACTACTTAGTTCCTGAAAAGTTCCATTTATTTTAAAATAATTTAAATTAATTTTGCATGCTACAGATTTAAAAACGTGCGACGTTCTTTTAGAAAAAATCTGCGACGTGTAGATATGGATAGCTTTAGCTATACATTATTAGTTTTGTTTTTTTCAACCCAAGAAACCTAATCTTAAAATGGTTAAGGGGGGTATCCCTTAGTAATAAAAGAGAAACACACATACTAAAATATTTTTTTTAAAATTTTCTGAAGTTTATTATGGTGTTATCTAGGATCTATTGCGGGGCGGGTACTACATAAAAAAAAGCGGGTACTATATATACTACTTACTATATACTATATATACTATATACTATATATATATAATATATATTATATATAATATATATATAACAGATACTATATACTATATATACTATATACTATATATACTATAGTACTACTATAAATCCAACGGACTAAATAAAGGGGGGATAGATAATATTATTATATATAGTTGCAGTTTGTCAAGTTTTTATTAAATTTAAATATGGATAGAGAGATAACAATGCTTGAGAAAGCAATATACGGTGATTATGAAATAACAGACATCTATACCAACCTAGAGCGGTGTAGAGAAATATCAAATGAATTAAAGATACTAGACATTATAGAGCCGTCTGGTAGAAACGTAGGATTGATTGCAGAGTTAATATATCGAATGAATAATATGCCAGAGCTACAAATAATAGAAATGGATGAATATAACCTTAACCAACCCAACTAGTTTGGCGTTACAGCGTACAGTCAAAGGTGTTGTCCATTATGCTTACGAAAGTGAAGAAGAGTTCCGTACAGCACATCCTACAGAGCCTATCGTAAAGAATTGGAAAGAAGCTGAAGAGAATCAGTGGTGTCACTCTGATGACGGTAAAATAGTCCAAGTCCTTAAAAAAGGATATATGAAAGGAAATAACACAACAGATGGGTATATCCGTACAATCATTGGTATGTTTAATGTAAAGAAGAAAACAAAACTTCATGGGACAATAAAAGATTCTATTTATAGATTTGTAAAAAAGAATAGTTATGACTCTAGAGTAAAAGGCGGCATGACTAGAGAAAAAAGAATGTTTTCTAAATACATTGCAATGGGCTTAGATCCTGAGAGTGCTTATATGAAAGCATATCCAAAGACAACAGATGCAGAAGCAGCTAAACGAAAATCAACATTACTACTTAAGAGCAAAACAGTGAGGAATCAAGTGGATAAAGAAATAGAAGAGTTAATGGCAGATGTAGGTATTACAAAAAGATACTTATTAGAAAGCACAAAGAGCGTTGTCGATAAAGTTGAAGTAAGAGATGGCGATAAACTAAGAGCACTAGAAACATTAATGAAGATATCGGGAATGCTTAATACAGATAAGAAGTCCGAGTCTATCGCACTAATACAAGAGTTTACTGGATTCAGTAAAGAAAAGTTACAAGCATTTGAGCAAGGGATGTTAACAGGTAAGAAAAAGGAACTAACAAGTGGTAATACAAGCAGTAGTAGTTAATGATAGGTATTGGAATACACAGACTAGCCCTGTTTGGAGCTATACAGTACCTAAATCAATCAAACTAGGTAATAATCGATATAACATAGCATTTACAACAAAAGAGTCTAAATAACGTAAATATGGCACAAAACAATTCATTATTAAACATGGCTACGGCTAATCCGGCATCAACTGATGTTCATAATAATATTAATAATTTAATAATGAAAGCAGAAATGGATAGTAAGTTAAGGCAATATTCTATGTCTGCTTATAAAACGCCGCAGCCAATTACTGGTACAGCTCCAGATATAGCATTAAATCCATTATTAGCGGCTAAAAAAATTCCATCTTTAATGAAATTATTGAAAAAGATTAATCTTAGAAATCCTATTTACCATCACACAAATATACCTAAAGCTAAAGAAATATTAGAATCTGGAAGAATAAAGCCAACAAGTAGATTTCCTATGGGTTACTCTAAAGAAAAAAAAATAGCTGACTATTTAAAAGAAATAGATGAATATGGAAATGCAAAATTAAGATATGTACCTAAAGCTTTTTCTGTAACTCGTGACCCTATGTTTTTATCTAGACCTCATTTTAATATAGGAACTGATGTAAGATTTATTATGGATAGGGATGAGTTAATTAAGAAAGGTTATAGGATAAAACCCATTTCTGAAAAAGGCTATAAAAAATTTGGATTAAAACAAAGCGATGTTGAACATAGCTTAAAAGGCTATGATAAAGCTTTAAATAAAAATATAATAAATAAAAAACAATATAAAGAAAATGTTGATAATTTATTTAAAGATCAAATGAACCCTAAATTTGAATTTGAAGAAAGAATATTAGGTAACTTACCAACAAAAGATATAAAATTAATGGATTGGGCTAAAATACCTATAAACTTTGGTACATGGAAACCTGCTCTTGGAAAGGGATTGTGGGGAACAAGAAGACCTCAACCAAACTTACAAAAGTTAATAGATACTGTTGTAGATATGAATCAAAAATCTACACAGTTACCAGTTGTAATGAGTGAGCAAGTTCGTAGTACATTAAAAAGAGTAGAACCATATTTAATGGATATATATATTAAAAACAATCCTAATCGAGTTAAAGCATTAGAAAATTTAATGTCAGCACCAACATATAAATACAATCCTTTTAAATTAAAAAATAAATAGTGGATAATTTTAATATTAACCCATCTCCATCTGAAATGAAAGATAGGGATGAGGTATTAGCCAAGTCCTACAAAAGTCTTATTTACTTTGGAAGAGCTTTCTTACCAAATGACTTTCTTAAAAAGTCTGCATCACCAGCATTTCACTTTGATGTAGCAGATAAACTAATATCCTCTAAACCCGGTAGTCGTAGCTGCATCATCATGCCTAGAGGGTTTGGTAAGTCAATCTTATCGAAAGCAGCCATTATGCATAAACTTGTATTTGCAAGAGATGATGAGCAACACTTTATTGCATGGGTATCCGAAGAACAAAGTCAGTCTATTGACCACTTAAAGTATTTACGCAATCATTTTGAAATGAATAAACGTCT